ATTTACAGGAGGAGGCAAGAAAAGACCCAAAACATCACTGAAGCCTCCTGAAGTAGAGAGGCACGAACCGATTGTGGATCTATTCGAAGAAGATGATGGTATACATATTGTTGTTGAAATACCTGGTATCGAAGAAAAAGAGATCAGTCTGGGGATCAACGAGAAGACCCTGAGCCTTGTTGTCAATGGCAAAAGAAAATATCAAAAGGAGATTGATCTCCCCCAACCTGCCAAGTCTGAGGACATGGCCTGGACATATCGAAATGGGATATTGGATATCAAGATAAAAAACCAGAGGACAAATAAATGAAAGCATCAGAATTGATTAGCGAATTACAAAGAATGGTTAAAAAACATGGAGATCTTGATTGTATGCGCCAAGATCTTGATAATTATAGTTGGTGTGATTTTGATGTTGAAAATATTGAAGTAGATTCGTTAGGGTATCGTAAAGAACCTATTTTTAGAGTGAATTAAAGGATAACTAAATGCAGGGATTTTTCACACCAGAAGAATTGGAAGAGAGAACTCAAATAGAGTTTGATTTTGATGAAGGCCCTAACTGCCAACAGTGTGGTTTGTTTAGAAATTGCCAAAGTCCTAAGATGAAGTATACTGGACAAGGTGAGAAGGGTGTACTCATTGTGGCAGAATCTCCAGGAAAAAATGAAGACCAACAAGGCATTCAGCTAATTGGAGATGCAGGGCAACTGTTAAGGCAAGAGCTTAAAATTCTCAAGCTGGATTTAGACAAAGATTTTTGGAAAGTGAATGCCATAAATTGCAGGCCCCAATCACCAACCGGAGCAAACAGACCACCAACTAAAACAGAAATAAAATATTGTAAACCGTTAGTTGACAAAACAATTAAGGAACTAAAACCAAAATTTATCTGGCTTATGGGAGGTAAAGCCATTGAGTCGATGTATATGGGCAGATTCAGCAAACTTGCAATCAATCGATGGAGAAAGCTGTGTATACCTGACAGAAAAACAGGCTCTTATGTAATACCACTATTCCATCCAAGTTATATTTTAAGAAATGACTACGATGAAAACCTGAAAGGAACATTCAAGAGAGATCTGAAGTGGGCTGTTTCGTGTATTAAAAAAGAACCTTTCGTATGGACAGATGAGCGAGAAGAGGTAGTTTGCCTATACGACTTTGATCAGATTATCAACACATTACAGGAAATATTACAGCAGGCTAGCAATAGACCAATGCAACTATTTCTTGACTATGAAACAAATGCCCTAAAACCCCAATGGCCAGGAGCCAAAATAGCAACTATCTCACTTTGTCAAGGTCATGATAAAATCGCTTATGCTTTCCCATATCAGTACAGTGATTTTTTCAATAGAAAACAGCAGACTCATATCAAAGCAATGATGCGTAAGTTGTTTCAACACCAACAGATTTCATGGGTAGCACAGAATATAAAGTTTGAAGACGCTTGGACCAGAATCATCTTGGGAGTAAGGCCATACAGCTGGCAGTGGGATACAATGCTTGCTTCTCATATTGAGGATAATAGATCAAGTTATACAGGATTAAAATTCCAGAGTTATGTCAAGTTTGGTTTAGAGCCTTATAATAAAGAGGTTGAAAAATATCTAAAAGCTAAAGGAAAAAGTCATTTCAACAATGTAGATAAAGCACCATTAGACCAGCTGCTTTTATACAATGGTCTTGACACAAAAATGACTGCGAAATTGTGTCAAAAACAGATGGAAATGTTTACCCTAACCCCACGATTAAACTCAAAGAATAGGCTATCAGAGGCATATCAACTGTTTCATCAGGGTACACTGGCTTTTTCTGACATGCAAATGAATGGTATTTGTATTGATGAAGAGTACTACAAAAGAGAAGACCAGAAATTAACTACTGAGATAGATTTAATTGAGAATAAACTTAAAAACAGTGAAGAAGCTGTACAATTCGAAGAAGAAACCAAGAAAGAACTTGATTTTGGATCGACAACGGATTTGGGTAAATTGTTTTATGAGGTACTTGGTTTGCCTGCACAACGTACAGCTAAGAAAAATTATCAAGTTGATGTAAACGCTCTTGAGAATATAAAGTTGCCTTTCGTAGATGATTTGTTACGATTGAGGAAGTTGGAGAAGGTGAAAGGGACTTACATTTCACAATTATTGAGAGAAGTGTCTAACGGGAAGGTCTATCCGTTCTATTCTCTAAATATTCCAGTGTCATATAGAAGTTCGAGTTCCGCTCCGAATTGGCAAAATCAGCCCGCACATGATGAAGAAGCAGGTAGGTTAGTTAGGTCTGGTATATTTCCATCTCCAGGTTGTAAGATAGCTGAGATTGATTACAGTTCAATAGAAGTTAAAATAGCGGCTTTGGTTACTGGCGATCCTAATTTAAAAAAATATGTTTTGGATGATTCCACAGATATGCATAGAGATGCCTCGATGGATGTTTGGATGATTCCACAAGATGAGGTAACAAAAGAAATTAGATTTCACTCCAAGGGTGGAATAGTATTTTCCCTTTTTTACGGGTCGTATTATAAAAATTGTGCTATTGACCTTTGGAAACACGTAGATTGTAAAACCATAAGTGGCACTATATTAAAGCACCATATGAGAGATCAGGGTATACATAATTTGGATGAGTTTACTGAGCATTGTAAAGGAGTTGAGCAGATTTTTTGGTATGAACGCTTCCCTATTTATAGAGAATGGAAAGAAACAATCAACAAAGAATTTCGTAAGAATGGTTTTATTGAAAATAAAATGGGATTTAGATTTGTTGGCAATTTAAGTGAAAAGCAAATCTCAAATTTCCCAATACAATCCACAGCGTTCCATCTTCTTTTACATAGTATAATATTAATTAATGAAATAGCTAAAGAAGAAAAATGGAAATCTAAATTGATCGGCCAGATACATGATAGCGTAATCGTAGACGCTGTTCCAGAGGAAGAAGAATACGTATTAAAAACTTGTGTGTATATTATGAGTGAAGAAATGAGAATATTGCACCCATGGATCGATGTTCCAATTCCAGTAGATGTTGAAATTACAAAGAAAAATATGCCTTGGTACACCAAACGAGAAATAAAGATTACATAAATACAAAATAAAGCTTGACATCCTCCAGAGAGTATGATATGGTACTGATAATCGATGCTACGAATAATTCAGAAATCAAGCCTGAGAGTTCCTGTATCGTGAGGTGCAGGAGAGTTTATTCGTAGACTCCGATTGCTCTCAGGCTTTTCTTTTTGGAGGATCGTAAAATGGGCAGTAAAAGACATAAACGCGAAACAAAAACTATGTGTGGTATTCTATATCAAAAATGTACTAAATGTGAGAGATGGTTTGAAGCAAATGAAGAAAATTTTAGATATCGAAGTGATCGTGATACAATACATACTATTTGTAGGAAATGTGAAGTAATATCCACAAGTAAATACTATAGGGAACATATAGATGAAAAGCGTGTGTATAGAAAAGAATATCATAAAAATCATAAAAAAGAGCATCAAAAATGGAGTAAAGCTTACTATAAAGAATACATTAAAAGAGAAGGAATTAGAGAAAAACGTTGTGAAAATACACAGCAATGGCGTCAAGAAAATATGGAATATCGCAAAGAGTATACAAAAGAATATAACAAAATACATTGTGATGACAAAGCAAAATTTAAAGTATATGCACACCAGCTAACAATAGAAGAAGATCCAATAGCCGGTAAGAATGGCTATATATTAGTTAAATGTACTTATTGCGGTAGATACTTCAGTCCTACAAATACGATGATCTCTAATAGAGTAAGTTCTTTAAATGGAAATAATAATAGTGAATGTAGATTATACTGTTCTGAAAATTGTAAAGATGCATGTCCAATATTTAGACAACAACTCTATCCTAAAGGGTTTAAACCAGCAACATCAAGAGAAGTTGATCCATTAATACGCCAGATGTGTCTCAAGAGGGATGATTACATCTGCCAAAAATGTGAAAAAACCATTGATGAAGTAGAACTACACTGCCACCATATTGAGGGAGCTACACAAATGCCATTATTAGCCAATGACGTAGATAACACTATAACTCTATGTATTGATTGCCATAAATGGGTTCATAAACAAAAGGACTGTACTTATTATGATTTGAGGTGTGGTAAAGGAGGACTCCATAGAAACTCAAAATAATCATTCATATGTTTATCTGCTACTCTCAGCAGATGGCGAGAAATTCAAGATTGGCAAAGCAGATAATGTGTATTCCCGCTATACCACCCTGAAAAAATATTGGGGAGAAATTGATTTTAAAAAGTCCATGCAGATTAAATGTAGTAAGAAACAAGTACATGGTTTAGAAAAAACACTACATTTCATTTTTGATAATTATAATATTGATCTATCGTCTAATTTTGATGGGCACACAGAATGGTTTGATTCAGATTGTTTTGAAGACGCTGTTAATTTATTAGATCATTTACTACAACATAAATCACACAAAACAGTGCAACTAATAGAGGGAATTGAGTTGCCTCCTAAACCAGTTAACAAAGAGTGTGGATGGAATACTCTTACAAAAGAAGAGAAAATAGGAGAACGTGAACAAAAACGTAATAAACAAGCAAAAGAAGCAGAAATCAATAACGTACAAGCTGCTAAAGCAATTGTTGATTGGTTTGCAGTAAGAGAACAACAAGTGATTGATGTCTGCCCCCACCCCGAATATGCAGGGTACTTAGAAGTTTCTTTTGTATACAAAAAAGACGATATAAATTTTAGAAAAGAAGCCCTTTTCGAATTATGGGATTATTCAACAGCATTTGTAAGTGATTGTGTAGGCAGTATTCACTACTGGAATTTTATTAGCGGTTGGATATCAAACACAACAGATAAAAACAAATCCCATATAACTATCTCAATTATTGAAGAGCATCTATCTATAAAACAAGTTGCAGAAGTATCAAAAAAGACTATTAAACTATTATATGGTTTAATAGAACACTTAAAAAAATTAGCGTGCTGATATGAATGAAGCAAACAAAAGTATATACATAATGGCAAATAATTTAATTAATAGATTAACATTAACACAAACACAAATGTTTCTTTATATGCTCACAGAAGTTAAAAGAGCAGGAGAAAAGGGTATATATAAAATATTTGTGTCAGATCTCTTAAATATTGAAATGCCAGGAAAAGATGGTGTGGTAGCAAAACTCCCAAAGTATTTGTATGGAAATGCACGCTCGGTATTACAATCATTGTTGAGTACATATGTAACTATTACAACAGAAAGAAAAGGCGTAGTTTATAAAGAAGATATGGCGTTGCTAGAAAGTTTTAACTATTGCTACCAGGCAGGTTACTTTTATTTTAAATTCTCTATGCGTGTTAAAGAGTATATATTAAATTTAGGTAAACAATATACAAATTTTGATATTAGAAATATTTTATTTTGTAGCAGTGTTTACGCAATGCGTATATATATGATCCTGAAAAGTTTTGAAGGATTGAAAGAATGGGAAATTGAACTTGATGAACTTAGAAAAATGATTGGTATAGAGAATAACTATAGAAAATGGGGTGATTTGCAGGCCAAAGTTTTGGTTGTTGCTCAACGGGAATTAAAAAAAAATAGTGATATTTATTTCACATACAAAAATATCAAGAGGGGTAGAAAAATAGTCGCAGTTCTTTTCAAGATTAAAGAACAAAAAAAGAAATCTGGTGGCAAACAGCAATGTTTAAAAAAAGATATACAAATAGCTATTCCTTACCAAGAATGGTGCGTAATGACCTAAAAATGGACCAAAGAGGAAATAAAAATATGAATGAATGGGCAGCAGCAGCAAAAGGAGTTAGAGCTATTAGAAGTGCAACAACAGTCGAACAAGTAGATATGGCAGGCAACTACTTTAACTTGGCCTTTATAAAGGTATTAAAAAAACACAGAAAAAAATGTAGAAGTTATCGTAAATTTATGCAGATGATGGATGATTTTGATAAAATGGCTGCTGAAATTGTAGATTTAGCTGATAATAAAATACAATTTATAACAGAAGATTCTGAGGTATTTGTAAAAGAGTTACTAACACAATAGTAAAAAAGGAGGTAATGAATGACAAGAAAAGAGGCGGAAAAGCTTGCAGGGGATATCAATAAAAAAGAACCACAGTGGTTTTGCCCATTGATTAATAATATGTGTCGGAATGATTGTGTAAATTTTATAATGGCATTTGTTGATAGTGAAAATGAAGACCCAAAAGGAATGCTGCATGATGTGAAAGACGAAGATTTTGTTGTAGAAGGCCATGTGTGCTCCAATGGCATGTTCATAGGAATGCCACCAATAGGATGTCATTAAAAGCTAATAAACGTATAACATGATAAGCTAAAAAAAGGAGGAAAATAATTTGCCTTTGCATACTAAACATAGGCCCGCTACACTCGATGAAATTGTTGGTAATGAAAGTGTGATTGCCTCATTGCAATCTGTTTTGACTAGAGAAAAAGACAGACCACATGTGTATCTGTTTACAGGTGATGCGGGTACAGGAAAAACAACGCTTGCATTTATTATAAAGGATATACTCAACTGTTCCGAGAGCGATTTTTATTATTATAATACCGCAAACACGAGGGGTGTCCAAACAATTAGGGCTATCATAGATAACTGCCAATTTGCTCCAATGAATGGGGATATTAAATTCTTTGTTATGGAGGAAGCGCATGGCATCACAAAAGATGCATTGGACGCACTATTAAAATTTTTGGAATTTGTACCAGAGCATGTGTACTTCGCTTTTTGTACCAGCGAGCCTGAAAGATGGCACCCAAAAAAGAGAGCTGCTCTTAAGCGCAGATGCCACACCTCAGAGATGAAGCCCTTACTACTCCCTGAAATTCTCAAGCTTTTGGAAAGTATTTTGGAGAAGGAAGGAGTCAAGGAATTTCCAGATGATGTATTGGTTAAAATTGCAGATGTTTGTAATGGATCTCCAGGTATGGCATTGAATTTACTAGACACCGTGATTGATATAGCTGACAATGAAACTGCATTTTTGGCAATCGAAAGTGCAACTGTATCAGAAGCGAACATTGCTCAAATCGCCCAAGTGCTCATTGCAGGTAATGGGCAATGGAAAGATGTGGCTACATTGGTTAAGGGCTTGTCCGGTGAACCTGAGAGCTTGAGGTATGCATTTCTGAACTATTTCAACAAGGTATTATTAGGTAGAGGAAAAGATACAGATCGTATCGCAGAAATATTGAACATATTTTGTGAGCCCATAATGTATAGTTCACATGGAGGATTGACAACTGAGATTTATTTAGCTTGGAAAGCATCAATTCCGACAAGTGCTTTTTAATTAGAAAATAAATGAATATTTTCTTGAAAAGTATGTTATAATAGAAATAAGGAGGGATTATGCCAAATCATATATCAATCAAAGTACAGAAACTAGATGGCACCCACACAATTAAGTTTGGAGTAACGCAATTACCAAACAGGAAGATGCCGTGCCTCTATTGTATGAGAGGGGCAATGACAGAACCATTGGCATATTTTAGAAGTGAGGAAGCTGCCATAAAATTTGACAACATACTTGATGTTCTATGGAAAGCTATTGGAAAACAGGAGGAATAAAATGACAGATTCAACTTACAACGAAGACTTAGAAATTGATTTTGCACAATTGGATATCAACTGGCGGGATCATTCAGTTAACTACATGAAATGGTCGGAGAAATGGGTGAATTCAGTCGCCTATCGAGATCGCAGCAAAGAAGCTTTGGATACTGTAAGAGCTGAGTTAGATACAAAATACAGAAAAGAACTACACGTAGATAAAAAGCCAACTGAAGTTGCAATCGCTGCAGCAATTACGAATGATGACGATTATAAAGTAGCCAATGATGCTTTATTGGATGCGAATGAAGCAGTGAACTTACTTGCATCAGCCAAAACAGCTTTTGAGCATAGAAAAAAAGCTCTTGAAGGTTTGACACAATTATGGTTAGGAGGATATTTTTCCAACCCAAATATTCCAACAGAGATTAAGGAGAAGTTTGAAAAAAGTTCAGATTACCAAAAAAACCAAAAAGAAACTCTTAACGAAAACCAAAGATTAAAAAAACGTAAACCAATAAGGAAAAGTAAATAATGGAAATTCTTGAGTATATTTTATGGGGAGTACTTGGTTTGGTTGGTTTATACATAGCATTCCGAGTACTTTCTATGGCAGTATTTAAAAGTTGGATAGATGCTAAACTACAAACTAAAGAAAGGAGGAAAAACGATGGCGATAATGGAATTGGTTGAGAAGATAGAAGACTTGGCTACAGATATCAAAGATGATGTCACAAAGTTTAACGATGGTAATAATGCTGCTGGCGCTCGTATACGAAAAGCTATGCAAAATATTAAAGTGATAGCACAAGAAATCAGAGTAGCCGTTACAGAAATCAAAAATGAACGAAAAGGAGAATAAAGATGCCAGGATTTAGACAGCAGTACAAGAAACAAAAAAAGGATCTTCTCAAAAGGCATGAGGAGAGTGTGGCTAATAAAGACAGCTCACAGTTTGGGAGTATTATTGATAATTCAAAATTACCAGAAGGAATTGGTTTTTGGAACTGTGGTTTTTCAGACCATGTTATCGATTATATCCCCTTCATTGCTGGACCAAATATGCCAAAGCTTTTTGAGAACGACAAGAAAAAAGCGATAAAAGAAGGTGAATTTATTTGGTCAGTTGATCTATGGACACATGGGCGTGTTGGTGTATTAGAATATCCTTATGTATGCCCTGCAAAGACAAATGGAGAACCTTGTCCAATTTGTGAACATTTACAACAAGAGGGTGATACTTATACTAAAGAGGAATATGGTAGAATTAGTGCAACAAGACAAACACTACATCTTATTTGGTGTCATGATAACTCTGAAGAAGAAGCAAAAGGTGTTCAGCTATGGCA